ATGTGGTTTCAGACATCGGCCGTTTGTTCGGCGAAGCCATTGCTCGCAAAATGGACAGCGACATTCTTTCTAATGTTGGTTCATTGTCAGCAGGTGTAGGCGGTGCATCAACCACAGCAACTCCAGCACTGTTGTTCCAAGCAATCGCTAAACTTCGTGCTCAAGGCTATGACACAAGCAATGACTGTGCCATCGTTCTACACCCAAATGTAGCCTATGATATTGCATCTACATTAACATCTACTTTCGCTGCTCCAGCAAGCCAGATTGGTAATGACGCATTACGCAATGGCTTCATGGGCACCTTAGGTGGCGTTCCTGTGTATCAGTCAAGCCTAGTAAACAACACTGGCACTGCAGGTGACTACAACTCTGTGTTATTCCACAGAGATGCATTTGGTCTAGCAATGATGCAAGACATCCGTATTGAATCACAGCGTGAAGCAACCAAGCGTGGCTTTGACATCGTTGGTTCAGCAATCTACGGACACGGTATCACCAACAACGATGCGGCTCAATATCTGCAGTTTGATTCCAGCATTGAGTAATCTTTAGTTAGATTGGCAAAAAGGACTCTTGTGGTCCTTTTTGTTTGACTGTATAATCAACACATAACAATAAAAAAGTTCTGACACACCTTAGGCCCCCTTTGCTACTAACATTGGGGGCTTTTTCTTGGCTTTTTCCTGAGTTGGACTAAATATTCATATAGCAATGAGTAGGACTCATTCGCATCAAAATTTAACGGAAGAAGGACTTCTTGACATGGCATACGCTACCCTTGACGATTTATTATTAGTAGAACCTACAATTCAGGACTATGGAGTTATTGACTGGGATGCTGAATTAGCCCGCAGTGAAACTGAAGTCAAAAGAGTCCTTAAAGTTCGCTGGTGGCAAGGATATGCCCGTGCAAGAGACATCGTTACAGACATTGACTTTGATAAATTAGACGACAGCCAATGGACACAGGCCACTGTGTATCACGCCATGGCCTATCACATCTCCCCCAAACTAACACAATTTTCTCCAGAGCGCGACAAGTTCCGCGAAATGATGGACTATTACCAAGGTCGTTTTGAACACGAAATGGATCTCTGCATACGTGAAGGTGTCAAGTATGACCTTGATGGTGACAGCACCTATGAATACAAAACAGAAGTGCAGGGTCGTGACAATACGAGACTACGCAGATGAACACCAGTTCTAGTCTTAGACAACAAATTGCTGATGAGATTGTGGCAAGGATTCGAGAAATCGAAGAACCTAGACCAGTGTTGGTCACCAAAGAACCTTTTGAAGTAGACAAACTGGCCATAACACAATTTCCAGCCGCATTGGTGACCATGCGTGAAGAAACAAGAGAAACAGTGACCATGGGTTTTCCAGGTGCGGGTCGCAGACAGGGCACACTGCGTTTTGAGATTAGAGTGTTTGTGCGTGGTGTAGAATTAGACAACAGACGCAACACCATATTAGAAGCCATGGAAGAAGCCATAGAAACAGATCGCTATCTAGGTCTAAAGTCTAATGGTGTCACTGACAGTCAAATCATTACAATAGGTATTATTGACCGTCAACCACCATTGGCAGAAATGCTAATTGAATTAGAAGTTCGTTATAACTATCTAAGGGGTAACACATGATTGTAGAATTAGAAAAACAGACCATTAAGGTCACAAAACAGGGTGAAGTGCGTGAAGTCAAAACATCACGCTTAGAAGAATATTTGAATTCTGGTTGGCAACAATCAAGTTCAATAGTGGGCGAAGAGGTCATCCGTCTCAAGCCACCGGCGAAGAAATCCAAGGCCGCCGAACCAATAGCCGAGGAAGCCAACGATAACATTCAAGGAGATTAATCATGGCAATTTTAACAGGAAATGACGGAAAAGTGCGAGTAGGATCCACTGACCTCGCAGCCGTTCGCAGTTTTACTATTGAACAAACAGCAGATACTATTGAAACTAGTTCAATGGGCACTGATGTTCGCACCTATGTCAAAGGTATGAGCACATGGAGTGGTTCAGCAGACATCTATTTTGATGAAGCAGAAACCAACAGTCTTAGTGCTACACTTAATATGTGTGCAAGTGGTCACGCAGTTGGTGGCGCCGCAAGCGCAATCAAATTAGTGTTGCAAGATGGTGGTGGTGATGACAAGTGGTTTCAAGGCAATGTCTTGATCACTGGTTTTTCAGTAAACAGTTCAATGGATGGTTTGGTAGAGGCTTCAATCTCTTTCCAAGGTTCTGGTCCAATTGTTTACACAATCGCAGGTTCATACACAACCTAATATGACCTTTAAAGTAACTGTGATTGGCATTGATTCTGCTATTAGGCAGATTGATGACGACTTTAGGAGCGAAATAAAAAGGTTAGGACAGTCAGTGTTCACGGAAGTAAAAAAGCGAACTCCTGTGGACACTGGCACTGCACGAGCAGGTTGGAAAAGTAAAAATAATTCGCAAGGATTTGAAATTTCCAACCAAGTGCCTTATATCGGTGTATTAGATAAAGGAAGGCACATGACCAGTCGTGGTCTGCGAGGCAGTAAACAAGCACCTCAAGGTATTATCGGTCCAAGTTTAAAATCAATTAAAGGAAAAAATTAAATGTCAAAAGCAATAGAAAAAGCCACAGCACATTTTCGCAATAAAATATCAGGTGAGATGAAAAAAATCACAGTTCCTGAATGGGAAACTGATATTTGGTTTAAAGAAGCAAACACTCTCAAAGAAGAAAGTAAACTTATAGAATTAGCACAACAAGGCAAGACAGTAGAAGCACTGGTTGAAACATTAATTGTTAAGGCCCGCAACGAAGATGGAACCAAGATGTTTACATTGCCAGACAAAGTAACATTCATGAACGAAGTAGATCCTAATGTTGTAATTCGTATTGTAGGCGAAATGAATCTTGCTAATATGCAATTTAATGATCAGGCCGAAGTAGAAAAAAACTAAAAGGCGATCCAGATTTGATGTTTGCTTATAGACTGGCAAAAGATCTGGGTCGCACAGTAGAAGAAATTTTGGAAATGACCACAGCAGAATTTGCAGGTTGGGCGGCATTTTACAAAATAGAATACGAAGAGCACAAAAAGATGATGCAAAGGAGCAGAGGTGGCAGATAGTCAAATTAAAATAACGGCGGATACCAGTCAAGCGCAGGCTGCGATTAGAGGTCTAACTGATCGTCTTGATGCCATCCAAGGTAACACACGCCAGGCCAGTCGTGCCATGGATAGTCTCAGTGACAGCACGAATTTAGCCACTCGTGCTTTTGGTGCTCTTGCTGGGGTGATTGGTGTAACACAACTGGCTAATCTAGCAGATGCGGCTACCAATGTTAATAACAAACTTAAAACATTAACAGAACAAAACATCAATGCTCAAAAAGGATTTCAAGACGTAGGTCGTATTGCTAATCTCACAGGTCAGCGATTTGAAGCCGTAGGTGATCTGTATCAAAAGATTGGTTTGCAGGCTAATGCACTAGGACTAAGTCAAACTGAAGTTTCAAGAATCACTGAAAACTTTTCAAAGGCCTTGGCAGTTACAGGAACCACTGGCTCAGCGGCAGCAAGTGCTATCTATCAATTTGGACAAGCCATTGGTCGTGGTAAAGTAGCCTACGAAGATATTCGTCAACTACAAGAAAGTTCAGCAGGCACTGTGGCATTACTAGGCAAACAATTTGGCATGACTGCCAATGAATTTGTTCAAGCAGTTCAACAACAAAAAATCAGCGGTGAACAACTAGCATTGGCCATGAATGGTCTAGGCAAGGATGTTGATGGCACCTTTAGCAACATGAACAAGAGCATTGGTCAAAGTCTAGAAAACATTAGAACTAACTTTATCTTGATGTTGGATAGATTTGAACAACGCACTGGTGTGTTCAACAGCATTGCTAAAATTCTTAAAGTAGTCGCTGACAACATTGACACAGTGGTCATTGCTGGCACTGCTTTCTTTGCGGTGTTTGCTGTTAAGAAAATAATAGACATTGCCACAGCATTCGGAAGTTTAAACGCAGTAATTAAACGCAATCCAATAATCTTTGGTGCCACTGTTGCTGGAACTGGCGGTAGTTGGCTTTATGAAAAATTCTTTGGTAAAAACACTGCGGAAGAAATTGTTGAAGATATTGAAAAAGTTGAGACTACTGTTAGAGGTGTCGATGACGCTCGTAAAAAGACTCAGGCTGAAATAACTAAAGAACAAACTGCTGGCTTAGAAGCATTTTTCCGTAAAATAGATGCACAACAAAAAGCCGCTAGCCTAAGTGGTCAAGAGTTAGCCATTCAAAAATTAATCAGTGCGGCTGCTGAAGATCTTAAACTAAAAGAAAACGAATTAAGTGCCACAATAAGAAATAGAGTTACCCAGCGTGCCATTGAAATCTATCGACAAGAACAAAGCAAGAAAAATGCTGAATTGACCAATAAAGCAGAAGCACAGAGAAATGAAAGTCTGCGACAAGCCACAATAAATCTTGATGATCAACTAGTGCTGAGCAAAATGCTTACACAAGAACAACAAATTGAAGGTCAGATACGATCAATTAATCGTAGTCTAGTTCGTGAAATACGCAATGAGCAAGGCACACTATTAGGTTATACTAAAGGTATGTCAGCAGAAGAAGAGCGTATTACTAGAGAAAAATTAAAACAAATTGCAATCAATAGAGAAACAATGGCTATTGATGATGCTCGCAGACAAATGTTAGGTCAAATGACCAAATTAGAATCTGTTAATCGAGGCATCGGTGTTCAACAGCGTGTGAATCCTGATCAACAATTAACACAACAATTACAAATGGATCTCGCTAGTCAAAAAACTTTATTAGATACAAAACTTATCAACGAAGAAGCATATCAAAATAATGTTTTTAGATTGCGTCAAGAATATGCTAGAAGATCTAATGAATTGTTTATTCAACAAACTCAAATTGAGCGTGATTCGCGTCAGACACAAATTCAAGTAGAACAACAGCGTCTAGGCAAGACACAGGCACAGGCCAAAGACTATGCTGAGTTCATGATGAAGACTGAACAGCAAAAGACTCAGTTTGCTCTTGAATCAGCAGGTCAGATGTTTAGTGCTTTAGGTGCACAGAACAAGAAAGCATTTGAAGCAGCCAAGGCATTTAACATTGCCAATGCTATCATGAACACCTACATGGCTGCTACCAAAGCAATGGCAAGTTATCCATTCCCATTCAGTCTTATTGCCGCAGGTGCCGCAGTGGCCATGGGTCTTGCACAGGTAGCACAGATCCGCAGTCAACAATATTCAGGCAGGGCATTGGGTGGTCCAGTTATGGGCGGTCAGACATACATGGTTGGTGAAAGCGGACCAGAATTGTTTACACCCAACACCACTGGCAGTATTACACGCAACAGTGACCTAGGTGGCGGCGGCCCAGTAAGTGTTACATTCAACATCATGGCCAATGACACAGCGGGCTTTGATGACTTGCTGTTAAGTCGCAGAGGATTAATACGCAGTGTGATCAGTGATGCCATGTTAGAATCAGGAAGAAGAGGATAAAGAAATGAGTGGAACATATCCAGCAACACCAGAATTTAGCAGTGTTGATTTTAAAATTAACACGCCAGTGCAGACCACTGAGACAGTCAACGGACGCAAACGCCGTGCAGGCTTTGGTGTAAGTTATTACACTTTTGTTGGCAAGTATGCAAGTCTAACACCCACGCAAGCAGCCACAGTGACCAGTTTTATTGCTAAACAGTTTGGTCAAATAGAAAGTTTTCAAATAGTGTTGCCTCGCATCAGCGCAAACAAAGCCGCGGACTACGCACAGGCAGTGGGCAATGCCAAAGTAAAGACTGCTGCCAGTAAGGGCGCATTCAGCGTGGCATTGAAAGGTCTAGGAGCCAACAAGGCAGTATTCAAAGCCGGTGACTATTTTAAATTTAACGGACACAGTAAAGTCTACATGGTCACAGATGACATTACCAGCAACGGTTCAGGCGAAGCAACATTGTTCTTCAGTGCCAAACTGGTAGCCAATGTTGTGGTAGATGAAGTCCTAACAATCAACGCTGTGCCATTCACAGTTATACTGGATCAAGATGTAGATGAGTTTACAGTGGCCAATGGTGGCATGACCAATATTGAAGTTTCATTTAGGGAAGTTTGGTAATGACAAAAGGTTACTCCAGTTCAAGACCCAATGCCTTCAATGCTTTTAACAGTGATAGTTTTTTCAGCGTAGATCTAGTTGAACTGCACATTGCAGGCACAGGAGGATTTCATGTTTGCAATGGTGGCTATGACATTGAATATGATAGTCCCACAAGTCCCACAGCAGGTGTTAACACCTATGCTAGTCAAGGTCAATTCTTAGGCTTCAATACTTTTGAAGAAAACATAGATGTTAAAGTAGGAAAATTTACCATCGTGGCCAGTGCATTGGATACCAATGCCACTGAATTGTTGTTGAACAACTATCTACAAGGCAGCAGAGTAGTGGTCTACAAAGCATTTCTTTCCAAGACCACAGGGCAAATCTTAGACTCACCTTTGTTGGTGTTTGATGGTCAGGTCTACAACTTTAATGCTGTAGAAAGTGCAAGAACTGCCACAGTGAGCATTGACTGTTCTAGTATCTTTGCTGACTTTGAAAGAACAGCAGGACGCAAAACCAATAATGAAAGCAACTGGGCCTACCAAGGTGTTAAGTATGATACCAGTTTAGAAAAAAGTGGCCTGGTGGGCCAGTCTAGTGAATACAAATGGGGACGTCTATGATTGTGAGAGTAATGAATGTTGCGGATTTTGATGCCACTGTGATTTGCTTTGGCTACTACAGAGATCGCGCCATTGAAAGTTTACCACACATAGAAGCGGAGTATGATGAGAACTCAGTGATAAAAAGCATCAAGGCTCGTGCCAGTCGTGCTGAACATTGTTGGTTCAATGCCTACGATGGACAGCGTGTGGTAGGCTTTATTGCTGGCACATTGATCCCACAACCTTGGAATCATCAAATACTCAGTGCCAATATTGACTTCATCTTTCTGTTAGACAGTCATAGAAACATGGACAATTTTAGACAGTTAATGAAAAAATTTGAAGAATGGGCTAGAGCCTGCGATGCTACCAGCATCACTGGTGGTGACATAGGCATAGATGTAGAACGGAGTCGAACATTATTTGAACACATGGGCTTTGAACCTATGTTACTGATGAACAAGGAATTAAGCAATGGGTAAAATCTTCAGTGGTATCATTGGTGGCGTAGTAGGCTTCTTTGTTGGTGGACCAATGGGTGCTGCCATAGGCTTTGGCCTAGGCATGACCAAAGCAGGAGACAAGTTAGTCAACAAGGTCATGGACTTTGTGCTAAAACCATTCTTAGGAGCATTTGGTGTTCCCAATGATGGCGGTGGCAATGCGGCTCGAGAAGAAGGTGTTGTTATAACCAAGCGTGGTGGCGGCACTGAAGCCATTCCTGTTGTTTACGGATTTAGACAAGTGGGCGGTGTGATCACCTTTGCCACCACAGGTGCAGACAAAAACAAATATCTATGGGTTGCTTATGTGTTAAGTGAAGGCCCAGTAGAAGGTGTTCACAGTGTGTTCATCGATGACAATGACATCACCAGCCCAGAAGTCATAGGCGCATTAAACAGAGGAGAAGAAGTTAACCTCACCACTGGCAAATATAAAAATCGTGTAAAGATGCAATTTTGGTATGGTAAACAATATGGTGCCAATGCTGACAGTTCACCAGTAGGTGAATATGCTTTTATGAAAGAAGCACCGGGATGGCGTGTCACAGATGCTTACAACGGACTTGCCACGTTGTTTGTGCGATATGAATGGCTACAGGTTTCTACACAAGAAGAAGCCAATAACAATCCATTTGGTGGCGACTTACCCAGCATTAAAGTTAATTTACTAGGACGCAGAGTATTGCCCATAGACGGCACAGCACAAAGTCGCACTTGGTATGACGATGTCAATGATGGCAGAGAGCGTTATTCAACTAACCCAGCAGAAATACTGCTGGACTATCTGCGTCATCCTTACTATGGCAAAGGTTTAAAAAATACTGAAATTGACTGGGCCAGTTTTGAAATTGCCCGAGACAAATACAAC